TCGAACTCCTCTCTCTGCCGTGACAAGGCAACATTCTCACCGATGAACTAACAGACCATTCATATTTAGTGAGTATTATATGTAATTATGTACCTATGAGTCAATCTTTTTGATGTTATAAGTCTCTGCCCACCATTTACGAACTGGATGAGAATTGATACCAACATTAACTTTAGATGGGTCTGGATTTGCAATTAATCCTCTCCATTGTCCTGTTGTACCATGTCCACCATGAGTTTGTAGTTCCATTTGTTCTGGTTGTGAAGTATACCATATTGGTACAGTATATCTATCTTCTTCTCCATGTGCTGGATGTACACCATGAAAATGTTTCATACTTTCAAAAATTACTGCTGTTCCCTGTTCTGGTTTTAAAAGTGTACCATCTTCAAAATATGTTTCTCCACCTTCAAAGTTGTCATTAAGATACAAAATAGATGCATAATCTGTAAAAGGAACTACATTAATTACTTCATCTTCATTTGTTAGATTTTCTAATTCAGTTCCTATTCTTGATTCCATTGGAACTTCATATAGTGGTTTTGCCATAACATCAATATGCATTTCTTGACCTTTACCTTGTGGCCACCACATAATTTCAGTTTGTTCTGGATATGCCATTTCACCATAGACTTTCCAGATTTCAGATATTGATTTGTATTGATATTCTGCTAGAATTCTTTTGATATGAATATTACGAATACTGACCATAGGTATTCTACGACCATTGTATTGTTCAGCTGCATCATCGTGTGTGACTAAATCAAAATTAGTCTGATGATACTTTATCAGCTTCTGACACTGTTCCTTCGTTAGACAGTTTGGGATTGTCACTATGATGTTCTCTGGCAAACTGTACGAATTGTTTTCTAATTCTTGCATATTGTTTTTCTCTTTTCTGTTTCTTTTTCATTGCTCTTTCTAATTTTAATCTAGAAAGATAATCTATAAACAGAATACCATTCAAATGGTCTAATTCATGTTGGAGACATCTTGCAGTCATTCCACCAAATTCTAATTCTTTTACCTCACCAGTTTCATCTTGCCATCTACAGACAACCTTTTCTGGTCTTGTAATATTTGCAAAAATACCTTCACAACCACCAGTAAGACATCCCTCTTCCATGACAACAGTTTCATCTGAAAACTTTATTATTTCTGGATTTACAAGAAACATAGATTGTTCTTTATTTGCACCTTTCATTACAAATGCACGATACTCATATCCAATTTGATTTGCAGCTAATCCAACTCCACCCTCTTCAAACATTCTATCAATCAGTTCTTCTTTAAGTTTAATTGGGTCTATAGGTGGATTTTCAAAATCAAAGAAAGGCATAACCTTTCTCATTAATGGGTCATCTTTGTTCAACAATGTCATTACCAACTCCTATGTCTTCATACCAACCAGTCACAATCCATTTATCATTACTGATTGGTGGATTACCTCTATGTAAATGTGTAAACATAGAAGGCCAAACTACAAAGTCTCCTTTTCTTGGTTTAATTCTTATACCTTGGTGAAGAAATTCTAATTCACCACCCTCATCTACATCATTTAAGAATAATGCCCATGCTAAAACCCTTCTAGGTAAACCATTAGTCCATTCACAATGCCAAACATGATAACCTTGGCCAGGATGTGTATTTTGTATTTTTGCTTCATGAGCAACTGGATGATATACATGTGGAACTCTTTTTGTATAATTTCTAATTATTTCAGTATTTAAAAATTTAAAAAAATCATCAAACTCATTTGTCAAATTAAGTTCTTTAACTTCATACTTATTCATTCCCACATGACTATCATCTTTATCTAAAGGATGTGCATCCTCAGCTTCCATTCTGGTTCTTGCCTTAATTCCATTTTCTTGACACCAGTCCCAGTAATCATAAAAATGATTTATATTACTATCGTTAAAAAAATTTCTATAAACTGCAATAAAATTTGCAACTTCAATAACTTGTTCGTCTTCTTTTAAAGGTCTAGTAAGTTCGTGTTCATCATGTTTATGTTTCATATAATCCCCTACTTACTGTTAATTATTTTACTAAAGTTTTTAACTTTTTCGAATGTCATTGTATGTCTAAATTTTTCAGTAAGTACATCACCTTTATGTGATATTATGAAAGTGTTTGTGTCACCATCTAGAGTATGTAGTATCTTTAAAAACTCCTCTGTTCCACCTTCGTCCAAAGAACTATCGAATACTTCATCTAATACAAGTAGGTTTGTATTTACACTGTTTTTTAGTTTTGCAACAGCTCTCCAAGTAAACAATAGTGCAAGGTCTATTCTCATTTTTTCACCTTCACTAAAGTTTGCATATGAAAATGCATCACGATATCTTGATTTGATAGACTCATTGAAACCTTCATCAAGATTAAACTGAACAAAGAAATCCATAGATGCAAGATACTTATTAATCAATTTATTCATAATAGGTAAATACTGTCTTATGATTTTAGTTTTGATACCAGTATCTTGTAATAAAAATTGTGCAATATCAAAGTAAGACCTTTTATCAATCAACTCTTCTTTTTGAGAGTTATGATGTTTCAAAGTTTTTTGTTCTTTGTTTAATTTTGCAGAATCATCTGTGACATTTTCTGTTCTTAACTTTTCTATCTCTGCATTTATTTTTGATATGTATTGATTTGACGCAGATATTTCATTCTGTTTTTGTGCAATTTGTCTGTTGATAGTGTCGACCTTACTTTGAATCTCTTGTATTTCCTCGATTCGTTTATTGATATCATTGACATTCGTCTCAATTTCATTGATTGCTTTGTCAATCTCTGATAGTTTTCCCTCTGTTGTTGATATCTTCTCTTGTTTAAAGTCGTCTTCCATATCTCTGTGACAGGTTGGACATTCGTCATTATCCTCATAGAATTTTATCTCCGATGTACCTCTTTTTCTTGCATTCTCTAATTGTTTTTGCAATTCAAGAGTCTTGGTTAGTTTCTGTTTTACTGTTTCACTATCCGAAGTTTCATTCTGTAGAGTCTCAACATCTTCTAATAAAGTATCACATTCTGATTGTACTTTACCAATTTGAGTTTGAGCGTTGTCAACACTTTCATTAAAGTCTTCAATTTTCTTCCTACGATTATCACCAAGAGACTTGATGTGTTTTTTATAGGTTTCTATTCTGTCTTCTGAAAGTCGGATTTCATAATCCAAATCGTGGAGTTCACTTTTCAATGCAGTCATTCTTGTTTTTAATAAATTGTTCATAATAGTAAAGATATTAATATCAAGGATATCTTCGATGATACCTCTTCTATCATTTTGATTCATTTGCATGAATGGTGTGAAAGTTGAACTACCTAAAATAACTACTTGAGTAAATGTTTTGTAGTTGAGTTTTAGGATTTGTTTCTCAAGTTGTTCTTGATAATCTCTCATGTTTGCATCTTGATTGATTATTCTATCGTTCAAGAAAATTTCAAACACATTTGGTTTTGCACCACGAACAACTCGATATTGTTTTGACCCAATTGCAAACTCAACCTCGACAACCATCCCTCTTTGGTTGACCGAGTTGATAAGTGAGTTCTTGGGTATTTTACGAAATCCTTTTCCAAATAATCCAAAACATAGTGCATCTAACATTGTAGATTTACCACTACCATTTTCACCTAAGATTAAGGTTGCTTTTCGATTATCTAAAAAGACTTCTGTAAACTTGTTTCCTGTGGAAAGTAAATTTTTCCATTTAACTGATTTAAATTTTATCATGAAGCTACATCTAGTGCCTCTGTATAAAGAGACCTAACTAAATTTTCTAATTTTGTTTTATCTCCAGTAATCTCCATTCCTTCGATATGTTTTGTTAATATAGTAAGTGTGTCTTCTGCATCTGAAGCCATTTCTTCATCTGACATGTCACCTAGATTACCATGGTCTTCTACAACTTTAAAGTCTATAACTTCTGCTTTGTTAAGTCGTTCCATGAATAAGTCAAACCAATATGGATTTTCTTTATTAACTACTATAACTTTAACATACATGTCTTTAAGATGTGTAAAATCCATTGCAAGGATTTCTTCTTGAGTATATTTGGTATCATCATAGAATACTTTTTCAAACATACGAATAGGGTTTTTAATTTTAGTCATTTCCCTAGTATCAGTATCAAAGATATGAAATCCTTTAGGGTCACCATAATCTGACCAAGTGAATTCCATTTGTGAACCAAGATATGTTATATTCTGCATTGTAGAACCAGTATGAAAATGACCACTGTATACATGTTCAAATCTTTTAAAGGTATCAAACCCAAGACCATGAGAAGAATAATAGCCAGGCATCATCATTGCACCTTCTATTTCTAAATGTCCCATACCAATTTGTGCATTAGTAAGTTCTAAATGTTCTAATGTATCTTCCATATTGGATTTGTGTATCCATGGTATTAATGTAATTAAACATCCATCATAATCTTTAGTAATAGTATCTGCATAGATTGTTATGTTATCGTACTTTAGTAATGCATCACATGAGTTTACTTCACTAGTGTTCTTATAATATAAGTCATGATTACCTAATGTTAAATCCATGGTCATATTATTTGCAATAAGATGTTCTATAAAATGTTCTTTATTTCTTTGTAAAGATAGGAAGTTAATACCAGTTCGTTTATCAAAGTAATCACCTAAGTGAACAATATGTTTGATATCATTTTCAATACAATAAGGAAAGAAAACTTCTTCATAAAATTTTCTCATGTATTCGTGAAAATGTATACTGTCGTTTCTGACACCTGCGTGGGTATCATTCAATACTGCAAATTTCATATTAGTTTGTCATTAAGTCGATAATCCAAAAGTTGAACAACATGAATCCTAGTGTTCCAAATTGTAATACACTTGCAATTGCAACAAATAATAAAGCTCTGTCACTCCACCATTTATTTTCGGTTTCATGCCATTCTTTTATTTGTTCTGGTGTTGCCTCATCTGGCACCCAACGAATTCCTTGTTGTTGTGCTGTCTTTTGGTCTGGTGTTGTGAAATCAAACTCCATTTGGTCATTCATTTTTTATTTGAATTAAAATATTTTTCGACACCTACAGGTCTACTATCATTATTTGTTTTTTTCTTACCTCTAGG